AGAATATATCCACAAACGGTAGTTGTCTTAGAAATCTGTCTTGCTGACAAAACAATTGTGTTTCTATTTTGGTGAACAAGATTTATTATGTCCTCCTGGTAGTCCCATAATTCAATAATTTGTTTACCTTTATCAATAGTCACAATTTGAAAATAGTTATTCAAAAAATAAATTACATCGTTCTTACATTTAATATATTCCTCAATTTGATTTCGTTCAAATGGGATTTCTTGACCAACTCGTTTTAATCTTGGATTGTTTTTGTAGTTTTGAAGTTGAACTGACATATTCGCCTTTTTGGAATTAAATAAATAATATAAACTGTCTATCTATTTATTTCAAGGAGATTTTATATATGAAGAGTTTTTTAGGATTTCTGAAAGAACAATCTACTTTAGTAGATGAAGGACTTTATATAGGAGAAGATTTTCCTGCTGGTAAATATACATCAACAAAAAGTCAACCTATTACGAATAAAACGCAATTAGGTTATTATTTATATTTTGTAGAATATGCTTCTCTCACCAGTAAAAATGTAAACAATATTTATTTTGGAATTAAACATAAGCCAGGTGAAGATGGAAATCCTGATTTATTTTGGGGATCACTAAGAACAAGAGCAACTGGAAAAAATGACATTTTACATAATAAAAAATATTGGACTGATAATGTAATAGATTGTGATGGTGATAAATGTTCTCCAGATGCAACAATAAAAAATAGTAAAATATATTTGTCATCTTCATCAAATAAAAATCCAGAAAGTTTACCAAATACATTTTTTGTTGGATTAACACAAGATAAAAAATTTCATCCTTGGATTATGAATACTGCAACATTAAAATATGTTAAGCAGGCTGCAAATAAAGGTGATAGTAAGATTACAGTTTTACCAATAGAAAAATCAAGAAACAAAAAAATACCATCACCATTAGAATATGCATATAAAATTTATGTAATAGATGATATGACAGAATTGAATAGTACACTAGAAACTGTATTAAAAAATCCTACTTCTAAATTATCTTCTGAAGTGAAAGATTTTTTCAAAGAGATGAAAGATAAAGAACAAATGTTATTATCTATGTTGGTTGAATTGGCAGCAGATGATGTTATTAAAAAATATTATCAAACGATTTTAGAATTTTATAAAGAAAATACAAATTATAAAAAACCCAAAGAATTTAATTCAGAAGAAACTTATAAAAAGTTTTTATTAGAATCTATCAAAAATAATCCTTGGACACTAGTCGGTACGTTTGAAGCACTTGGCACAACATTAATGTTTGATTTAATTAAAGGTAACAAAAAAAGTATAAATTATGAACATTTAAAAAATAAAGAATTACAAGTTAAATCTACAGAACTTTCTTTATCACTACACGATACAAGTAAAAAATTAATAGAGTCTATTGGAAAAGTTTATTTTCCTGAGTCCGTTGATGATGATACTGCCATTCAAATTGCAGCATTCATGAAAGGAGTCAAGGGTGAAAAAATGAATATTGAATTAAAGGCAAAAAGAAAAAAAGAGGCGGTTGAAGCTGAAAGAAAAAAAGCAGAAGAAAGTATGAAAAATTTATTGTTTGGTGGTTATGTTTCTCCTCAATTACCATTATTATATAAAGCAGTTAATGATAAAGATGCAAAAGCATTAGCGGAACTAAAAAAGTTTTTTATTGAAGTAGAACTTCCTGCTTTGTATAGATTAGAACCAAACACTAAATTAAATAAAATTTTTCCAACTCTACCAAAAGAAGGTCAAAATACTTTAAGATTACTAAAATCACCAGCACCAAAAAGTTCTGGTGAAATGAATACATGGAATGAAACACCAGAGAAATTAGAAAATATAAACCCTGTCAAAGCTGCAAGTTTAGGACTCACTAGTGCTGAACTAGATAGAAGAACGTTTTATCTAGCAGATTTTATTCATTTAATATTTAATAAAAAACTTACGAACATTTCTATTAAAATAAAAGATTTTGTTGAGAATAGTGAATTTATAGAAATAAAGAATGAACAAATGGTAATGAAAGAATCAGTTGTTATTAATGAGAATATGGAAAAAGAAATAAAAGACACTGCACTAGTTCATGTAAAAAATATAATTAACTTAGAAAAGAATCCCTTTAAAAATATATTTTTTCAATTTAATGACAAAGAAATTACAATACATGCCAGTCAACTAAAGGAAGATGCTTCTGATGATAAAGCTTTAAACACTTTCAAAAAAGCTATTTTATTTGGTGCTAATTTAGGTTCAATTCATAACAACATAAGAAAAAGATAATAAATGAAGGCCAATATTCATTTCAATCATTATCAATATCAAGGTGAGCAAAATCTTGTTCAGGATATTCATGATGAGATTATTCAGATTTTAGGCGTGAATGTTTCTTATTTACCAAAAGAACATTTTGATTATGATTTAATTATGGGTTCTGATGATGATCAAAGATTTAATAAAGCATATCTAATTGAGATGATGATGGACCAAATTGATGATTATGTGGGAGATGAACTTCTTGGTAAATTTGGACTGCAAATTGAAGAAACAATTAGTTTGATTGTGTCCCAAAGAAGATTTGATGAAACAAAAATACCAGAGAGACAACGACCACATGAAGGTGATATTATATATTTACCAACAGACGGACGTTTGTATACAATAACTTATGTTGACTATCAAGCTCCAGGCTTTCTACAAGCAGGTATATTTCCTAATTATAGATTGTCTTGTGAATTGTATACTCCAAGTCATGAACAAATTCAAACTGAAATTAAACATATCGATGAAGCAGATCAAGAAGTGTATAGTTTAGATATTCCAATAGATGATATTGTGGGTAGATTTGCAACTAATGAAAAGGTAATTGGTCAAACATCTGGTTTCATAGCTGATGTTAAAAAGTTTTTCCCAAGAAAAAAGGTGTTGTCTGTGAATCATTTAAATGGATTGTTTGAGCCAGAAGAAATTATCATTGGACAAACATCACAAGCACAGGCAAAAGTAACACAAATGATTCAACATGTGGACAACAAATCTGTTGAGAATGTAAAACTTGAAACTAACAAAGAATTCAGAGATCAAGGTGATGCTTTGATTGACTGGGACCCTACTAATCCATTAGCATAAACAAAATATGTTTTTCAGTAAAAATGTAGAAGAACAAGATCAGTATCATCAAACAATACGCAATCTAGTTGTAGTCATAGGTTCTTTATTTTCTAAAATGATTTTGGTAAGAAAAAATCATAAGACAGATGAAATTGAAGAAAAAATAAATGTTCCTATTAATTTTTCCAATCGTGATAAAATGCTTACACTTGTTAGAGAATCACCAAGTGTAGAGGCAAAGAACACAAATTACACATTACCTCGTATTGGATTTTCTTTTGACGGTTTATCATATGATGGTCAACGTATGTTACCAAAAACAGGTGGCAGAGGAAGGCCAACAAAAGATGAGAAAAATAAAAAAGATGCAATCATAATGTACAATGGAGTTCCGTATAACTTTGATTTTACAGTATCTATTGTTGCTAAATATGCAGAAGACCTTACACAATTAGTAGAAAAAATATTACCTTATTTCACTCCGAATTTAAATATCACGTACCGTGCAATTCCAGAATTGAGTATAGATATTGATGTTCCATTATTATTGAATAGTGTAAATTGGCAAGATGATTATCAAGGATTACAAGAAAGAAGAATACTGATTGCAGATTTATCATTAACTGCAAAATCTTTTATATTTCCACCAATTAAAAGTTATCCGAAAGTCAATACTGTTTTTGTAGAAACTCATACGTTGGCAACTGCTACAGATTTACAAACTAGCAAAAAAATTCCTTTAGCTGGTCCTTCTGGTGAAAAAATAGTAACGGAGACTTCTGGAAATATTCAAGATGAAACTGCAAGTACATCTATGAATCATCCTAGAAATGAACATAGTTTAGTTAAAATATATGGATATGATGAAAATGATGACTTTGGATTTAGCACATTTATATATGAAGGAAATACTTACGATACCGAAGCAGAAAGAGAACAAGCATGGGCAAACAATGAAATCATTTAATCAATTTCTAAAAGAAGATTATCGTGGTGAACATCAGTCAGCAGGTAAAGAAGGTGCGCCACTTCATGATTTAACACACAATGAAGTTTATCCTAAAGACTATTATAATCGCTGGCAAGAATATGCCAGAGAAGATAAAGATTCGGCATTGATTGTGAATGGATATCGAAATAAGCCAAATAAACAAGTAACTATCTATCGTGCTGTTCCATATCAACAGACAAAAGAAGACCGTCTGGCAGACCTTGAGAAAGCTCAGGCGCTATGGTTGAAAAGAGCAAAACCATATCCCGCATTTGAATCTGAATTTCAGAAACTTGGTGCGAAAAAATATTATGAATGGTTAGGAGATGAAGAAGAGAAATTAAAGAAGAGTGATATAAAAGTTGAAAACATTTCCCAAATCAATCCCGGCGATTGGGTAACAATTGTACGTGATTATGCAAAGGAACATGGTAAAGATAATCTTAATAATAAGTTTCGTATACTAAGTAAGAAAGTAAAAGCAAAAGAAATTTTTACTGATGGAAATTCATTAGCAGAATGGGGGTATGCACCATGAAATCTTTTCACTCATTTCTTCTTGAAGAAAATACTTTTACAGATAAAAGTGTAAAAGAAAATCAAATATTTAAAGAAGATCAGATTTATACTTATATTCAAAAACTTCATCGCAACCAAGACGACTTTACAGATGGTGATATCAGCGCAAGAATTGAAAAATATAAACAGTATAAAGTTGAGACTGTGAATATAGAAGATATTGATATCAAAGAATTTGATCTTGTTGATGAGTATGTTGAAGACTATGTGGAAGAACTCAAGAAAAAGAAAACTTATCCTCCAATAGTATTAGCACACAATTATCAAATTATTGATGGAACTCATCGAGCCAATGCTTTAGCTGAGTTAGGTTATAAAAAAATAGTAGCATTTGTTGGAATCAAAAAGGAGAATAAATGAAATATATTAAAAGCGTATTCGCTACATTTTGTTTATCTGTTATGTTGGCGTTTTCTGCTCAAGCAGAATTACATACAGATACGTATATTGGAAATGGCAGAACATTTGTGAATATTGATAGACATATCGTAAGAGGTGGAAAACAATATCCAGTTTTCTATACATCCAAAGAAGATGTTTATGCCTTTTCTTTTGATTATGTTGTTGCAGAAATGAAAAATATGGAAGAAGCTCAAGCAATTGCAAAAAAATACGGAGTAGAAGTAACTACATATGATGATTTGCGAATTGCACTTTTTATCACAAAAAGTCCAATGGAAGTTATGGACTTATATAAACAATTACAAGCAGAACCAATGATTGAATATTTGGAATTAGCTTTGTTTGAAGCACATCCAGATATGAAAAAATTTGTTGTAGAACTACCAGATGTAGAAACTCCAATGGGTAACAAAATGCTTTGGTTCACTAAATGGTAATTTTAAGGAGTACTAAATGAAATTGTTGTTAAAGTGGTGGCTGTTAGTAACATTGACGATCGTTGGTGTGTTGACAAGTGTTTATTTTGATTTTCATACGTTCATTTATGAAAATGATTTTACTAAATTAACTTTGGTGATTGGAACATTGTTTGTTATCTGCACATCAATGATAGGATATAAAATTTGGAATAGCAAATATCGTCAATTAAAAAAATATCACTACGAAACAGAATGGTTCATCAGTGATGTATTAATTAGTTTAGGTATGATTGGAACCGTGAGTGGTTTTATTTTCATGCTACATTCTGTGTTTGGTAATTTAAATTTACAAGATACTGCAGCAATACAACAGAGTTTAGGAAGTATGGCTCAAGGTATGGGAACCGCACTATTGACCACACTTATAGGTCTTATCAGTAGTGTACTTGTTAAAAGTCAACTAGTAATGGTGGAAAATGAGGAAATACAGCAGTAATCTAGCATTCGTAGACCTGCTATTCAATCTCATTCTAGGATTTGTTTTCTTATTTGTTGTAAGCTTTTTACTAATAAATGACCCGACAAAAAAAGATAATGTAGAAGAAAAAGCAGAGTACATGATCATATTGTCATGGGATAATGACAAAGGAGTTGATGTTGATTTGTGGGTAGAAGGTCCAGAAGGTTTGGTAGGATTTCGTAACACAATGCAAGGTTTCATGAATCTAGACCGAGATGATTTAGGACATAGGAATGATGTTATTAAAAAAGGACCAAACGCAGGTCAAATTGTAGAAATCAACAGAGAAGTAGTAAATATACGTGGGTTTCAACCAGGTGAATATGTTGTCAATGCTCATTACTATTTTACGAATTTAGGAAAAATTGGTTCAAGAATAAATGTAAGTGCGGAAGTCATTAAATTGAATCCATATTCTCAAGTATTCATGGGAACAAAACAATTTACATTCAAAGGTGAAGAGCAAACATTTGTTCGTTTCAGTATGAGACCTGATGGTACATACTATGGTGTTAATCAGTTGCCTAAAGATTTGGTAACGGGTAAAACGCCTTTTGTTGACCAACCAACATCATTTGGAAATAGTATTCCAAATCCTGGAGGAGGATTTTAATATGTTTTATCTAGCAGCACTATCAGTATTATTGGTTTCTATATTCCTATATCTACTGATTGAATTGAAGAGAAGTATTCATCTTCTATATGTAATTCCATTGACAATTGCATTTACAATGGGAAGTTATTTTTATTTGGATTCATTATTTGGATACCCAGTTTCTAAATCCAATGAGAAAAATTTCTCTTTGTTGAGTTATCATGTTGGTATTGAAGAAGAAGATATTTATCTTTGGGTTATACTAAATGAAGAAACTAAACCAAAAGCAATTAGATTGCCATATAGCACAGAAATGCATGAGCAATTAGAAGAAGCTAAACAAAAAATGAAAGAAGGTAGAAAAATAACAGGAGAGTTTAATGCTGATGTTGATATCAGTGGAAATCAAAATGTAGAAGGAGGTTTGAAAGAAAGTGCTGGCGGTACTGATAAGTCAAGAGGCGGTGCATTCACACTCATGGAATTGGATTTAACATCTCAACTTCCACCAAAAGATTACTTACCAGAATAAAGGTTCAAATGAAAACTTTAAGTCCAGAAGAAGTATGTTATGTGCCTGATGACTTAGTAGAAGAAGGTCAAGAACGAAAACTTCAGAAAGTTTCTAAATTTAATGATGTTGTGGTATATGAAGGAGATGATTCTGTAGATGATGATTTTAATTTTGCTCAAGATACGATAAGAGAAACAATCATGAAGTCTAATGAAGTTCTTCAAGAACTTGGTCAGGCTGCTATACTCAATGAGAATGGAAAACTATATGAATCATATTCTCAATTGATGAAAAATATTATTGATGGTTCTGCGCAATTGATTGATATACATGGTAAAAAGAAAAAAATCAAAGAAGTGAAAGAGCCAAAACAAAATAACACACAAGTGAACAATTTGATTGTAGGTTCTACCAAAGAATTATTAGAGATGATTGAAAGTAGTAAATAAAGAAGTATTTTCCCTCTGCATATATAATTGTTTTAGAATGAGATAAATAAAAAGGAACAATTATAATCCTATTATTATATTCTTTTTTCAAACAACAATACCAAGAAAATCATGGCAGAATCCGTTTCTAGAATTTTAATCAAAAGCTCAACGGTAAAACCAACTCCCAATACTGGTGATTTACAAAGAGCGGAACTCGCATACTCCTATGCGTCAGACAAGCTTTTTATTGGTGATGAGTTAGGTCAAGATTCTCTTGTTATTGGTGGGCAAACATTTCTTAAATTATTTAAAGATGTTTTAGATGATGATGGTAATGTCAACGTTGGTATCGTTTTTCCCGAAAATGTTATTGTAGCTGGTGCAAATAATACCATTGATAGTTTAGATATAGATTCCTTAAAAGTCAAAGGAAAGGAATTGATCACTGCGGCTACCAATGAGTTGATTACAGACAATAATTTATCAAATGTAACTGATACTAAGCTTGTATCATCAAAAGCAATTAAAGATTATGTAGACGAAAGAACAACGGGATTTCTTTCCAATTTCAGCCTCACTACTCCACAAACTTCTCAAATACTTGTAGCAAACAATGGTAGTTTTGAAAATGTAACAACTACCGGTGCTGTAGAGTTTTATGCAAATGGACATACTGAAATTAGAGATGGGTATGTTCAAAATCAAGCACTTGCAAATCAATCAATAAAAATTGGCTCACAAGAAATTAAACTTGGTGAAAGTGTATTAGTAAATCTAAATTTAGATACGTCTGGTGTGCTTGATATCAACCGAGGCGGTACAGGAAGACATGATATAGAGAAAGATTATATTCTTCTTGGAAATGGTACGAATTCTGTTCACACAACCAATGATTTCTATTTTGATACATCTGCTAATGATAATGTTCTTTTTGCTAATGCAAATGCAGAATTTACACTAAATGTAGAGATTGGAGAAACGTTACAAGTTTCCGATAGTTTGTCTGTAGCAACTAACAAATTACAGTTCAGAGAATTTTTTCAAGTACTCACAGTAGGAGGTGGAAACTCTTTTGATTCTTCAATCATATCTTATGATATGATCAGTGAATATTTCAGTTTTAGCAGTGGCACTGTTTTAAATGTTTCAAGTGCCGGACTCGTAAATATATTGTCTCCAGCTTTATTTTTTGGACCAGAACTTACAACATCTGCGAATACAGTTACAAATATTCATGGTTTATTGAACATTTACAATGATACAGAATATAGTGGAAATGCGCTCACGGTTTCTTCTGGAACAGAAACTGTAATTAATGGTTTAGTATATTTGAACAATGATGTGTTCATCAATGGGAACACATTGAATGTATCATCTTCAACTACAACAACTCTAGCTGGACCTTTACATAGCACATTAGTAGCAAATCTGACAGATGTTCATGTAGAAGGAAGTGTTCTTACTGTATCAAACAATACAACAACTACTCTTAACGGTGATGTATTCATTACTGGTAATAGTTTAAATATTGCAGAAAGTGTTTATTCTGAATTATATGGAAATGTTTATGTATATTCTCAATTATTAAACACATCTCCCACCACAATTTCTACATTTGATGGACCTGTTATTATCAATGGAACATTGAATGTTTCTGGTGATGTTGTGTTTGAAGGAAATACATCG